GTGTACTTCCAGATCACGGGCTAGATCACAGAGCCTACATACCACATCCTTCTGTGCGGAGTAGTCATCATTCTTAATCCCTGAAATTGTCATCAGAGAATCCACAAGGATAAGGTCAGTCTCGTAGGTATCTATAGAGTAACGTATCCCAGCCTCCAGAGTGGTCATGTCGATAGCCCCTTCCTTGTCAAAGAAGTACAGCTTATCCTTAGTCCACTGCTGTAGTTCAAGCCCATCGTTGATGTCTGGTTTGGGCTTTAGGCTTGATTGTCTCCAGAGTCTTATTAGCTGGGAACGAGGTGACATTTCTAAGGACACAGAGAGGACTTTCGCCCCTTGAGCCATACAGTTCAAGGCTATCTGACCTAAAGCTAAACTTTTTCCTGACGAGTTTACCCCACCTAACAGACTACACTCACCAGTACGCAGTCTGAACCTCTCATCCAGTATAGGCCACGGCATCTTGTAGCCTGTCTTGTCTTCTCCAAGCACATAGTAATCCATGACCTCCTTGGTGAAGTCTTCAGCAGGTCGGATGGATTGTTCAGCTTCTACCTGAAGGTAGGGTGCCAACATCTCTGGGGTGAGGACAGATTTAGCCATCTATCCTGTCCCTCCCTTCCATCTCCCTACTGATGTGGCGCATACTAGATGCGATATCGGACAGGCTTTCCATAGTTGCTTCGATTAAGGAGGCTGCATCATCTAGCTGCGTGTAAGTTTTAACACGCCAGTTGTCTTCTGCAATACCAAAGCAATTATTTAGCCCTCGAATCTCCCCCATTGCGTCTAGCACAGAGGCATCAAATAAAACACTGAGTTCTCTATTTGACAGTACCTTTAACCGCCCAATAGTCGGTATCAGCAAGCGATTTCTTTCCACTTCTCTTTGCTCTTTCTGGCTCATAATAACCCCTTAAACTGGTGTCTTTGAGTTTAGAAACGTAGATACTTTTCCAATTAACAACTGCGTACCCACGACCATGCGCCCTAACTTCAGCAATAGGTGGTTCCACAGCATCAGAACCAAACCTGTTGATACTGTAATCCAGAACATCATGGAATTCAACTCTTTTTTTATCACGGGTTTCATTCTTGTCATCCATGCCCTGCACGTTGAGGTAGGTCTGCCAGCATTTAGCCAGTGCTGTTTTCCTTTCATACTCTGGCACTACCAGTTGACGTAGGCGACCAATATTGTTTACAATTCGATGTAGGTACATTTCTTTGTCGAACCATCCAAGTTTCCGCCTCTTTACTATGCAGTCTCTTTCTACTCCCTGCACATGCTTGATTATTAGCTTTAGCGTCTTTTGCGCTCTGCTCATTCATACCTCCTATTGTACAATTTTACTTATCCTATTTGTATATCCCATAAGGGATGTATTATATATCCACTAAGGGGTATATACAACCACAGTAAGAGATGAGAGAATGTCTTCTCTACTGACCTATATTAGCATTTACTTATGGACATTTACCTTTATAATCAAGGAGATAAGCGAGAAAGCCTACTATAGTATAAGGGGATGAAAAGCCGGAGGTTGGG